TGCGAAAGCAAAAGGAAGAAGACTGCAGAATCTAGTAAGGGATACGTTGAGAGAAGTGTTTCCCAAACTGCATGAAGATGATATTAAATCACAAACAATGGGAATGTCAGGAGAAGATATCGTCTTGTCTCCTGCAGCTCGTGAAGTAATACCTTATAGTTTTGAATGTAAAAATAAAGAAAGATTAGATTTATGGAAATCTTTAGAACAAGCATTCACAAATTGTGGAGGTAGAAAACCAGTCTTAGTAATTAAACGTAATCATAGTCGAGTATATGCAGTGTTAGAATTTGATGCATTTCTTGATTTAATAGAGGAGAGAAATGGCAAAACAAAGCAAGTTCAAAAAAAGAATCATAAAAGAATATCTACAACTAACAAGTAAAATATTAAATACTGTTCCAGTTGTTGACGAAAGTAATTACTTTGTAATGACTCAAAATATAGAGAGAGAAGTTCAAAAAATGATAGGTCGCTTAAAGTATAGAGATTAGTTACTTACCCAGGGTATGGGGTGTAATCCGCACCCCTTATCCACCTAATGCTTCTAATGCTTTTAATACAGCTTTATTATTTTTTCTTTTTTTCTTTTTAACAGGAATACCTATCTTTCTAGCTCCTTCTCTAAGAGCAGGCATCATCTTTTCTTTTCTCCATTTACTAATCCATCTTGGTTTATAAGTCCCAAGCTCAATTCGTGCCATTTTTGTATTGATAGTTCCAGCTTCTAAAAATGCAGGTAAAGTATAAAAATATGTTCTTGCGCCCTGTATATTAAATATACGAGCAATTTGATATTGCCAATCTTTACTGCTAGTATCCATCATCATTTTTTTATCTTTTTCATAGTCCTCAGGAACAGTTTGTAAAAAGTCTGTTAATTCAGCTATAGTAATAAGATCGCTTACAAATGGACCTAGATTAGCAGTTATAGGATTTTTGCCGTAGAATGTACCATATTTGCGCTCTAAATAGTTATCCTCACCAGGGTCAGCACCTAAATAGTTAATTAATTTAAAAGCATCTTCAATTAATGGATTGTCAATTAAGCCTGCTCTGTTTTCTGTAGTTCTATCTTTTTTCTTATCATCACCAAACACCCATCCTGCTGTAGAAAATAAACCTCCAATATCATAATCAGTTGCTGCTGCAAACAAACCTGGTATTAAAGAATATATCATTGACATTCTCATCATTTCTTGATAAGACTGTGCTATTTGTTTTTTACCAGTCCATGGATTTTTATCAAATACAATACCTGCGGAAGCATCTCTTGCTACTTCTTTAAATAATTGATAGTTTAAATCAAAGAATGCAAATTTAAAGTGTTGAAATTGTCCAATAACTTTACCACCCTTGCCTTGTAGTATTTTAGCTTTAGCCCAATTATCATAATCAAAATGCAACATTTTAACCATTTCTTGAGATATATTTCCAGCAGAGTTTTCCATTGCATCGTATATTTGTTTATCAGTAGCAGTTTTATCTTTACTACTTAATTTATTTTTCCAGTAATCATATCTTCTAAGTTCTCCAGTAAAAGCATGAGCAAAAGTTTCTTTAAAAGTATGCAATCTATTTTGATTTTCAGCCCATTGTTGAGATCCAGCCCGAGTTCCAAATATAGTTCTTTCTGCAGAAAGCTCAGCAATCTTACCCATTTTATCAGCAACAAATTTAGTAGCACCTCCGCCATCTGAAGTTCTAATTAATAAACCTTGCTTGTCTGTAGTAAAACCTTTTGGAACCATAATTGCATCTAAAGAGCCTTCAGTCAATGCAGAGCTGCCAATGCCCTCCCCTTTTGAAAGATCAAGACCCATTAAAGATTTTTCTCCTGTTAAAAACCCAAATCTTCTAAGCTGTCTTTCAAGCATAGCATGATTGCCAACAGGTTGTTCTCCACTTGTAGGATCATAAGGCCTGCTAGTTTGTTGATAAAATTTTCTTTTTAACGATTTGCCTTTAAGCCCAAACTTTACCCAGTTCCACAGACCTTGAGTTCTATTTTTAAAACCAGACTTAACGGAAAAACCTAATTTAGAAATATATTCAAATCCGTTAATAATCCTTACTATATCTTCCATGCCTCTCATTCTTTCACCATTATTATTAACTGCAGACTTGTGAATTTCAGCTAATATTTGAATCATCTGGCTAGAGTATTCTCCAATATTAACATTGCCTTTATTAACATTGTTTTCTCTAACAGCTTTAACCAGGTCTTTAATAGCTACTGAATATGCATGATTAACTTTACTTTTAAAATTAAAAGAAGCTACATCATGAACATATTTGTTAAGATAAAATACAGGATCTAAGCTATAATACTTTTCTGAATCACCAGCACGTTCTAATCTTCTAGTGACCTTAGTAGGGTCAAGACCATCTATTACTGCTTGCTCTACTTGCTCAGGAGTCATACCTTTATAGTCTGCTTTATCTTTTGTTTGTGCATAATCTGTAACTTTATTTAATATTTCAGTAAGTTCTATTACATATTTAGGAAAATACTTTTTAATACCTACTACATATTCTCCTGTTTTTGCATCTAATGTTTTATATTTTTCTGTTTTACCTGTGTATGGGTCAATAACTTCTAATCCATTTTCAAATGTTTTTTCCCAACCTTCTCCTCCAGGATTAGCTTTAATTTTTTTCATATCAATACTAGATTGTATTAAAAGTCCATCTATTTGTGATTGTATTTTATCAACTGCTTGAGTAAGGAACTTTCTTTCTACTGGATTGTTTAACAGCTCTACTGTTCTTCTTGCAGAAATAGCTCCATTTAACAAGCCCTTCATAGTATCAGCTCTCAATACATTCCACTGTTGCAATACAGTTCTTTCAAGAGGAGTTAACCCTTGTGTAATACTAAAGTCTAAGATGCCTTCAAACCTTCTTAAGACTTCACCAGCATGAGAAATATTTTGTTTAGTAGGATCGCCACTGTAACCACCAAGCTCTATTAATTCTCTTAATATTGCATTAGATTTTTTAGATCCTGGTGTAGATTCAGCTAATCTTGTTTCAAGGGAAACAATTTGTTTATAGTCTTTCTTGCTTAAAGCTCCTCGTTTTTTAAATATAGGAGAGTCAACATCTGTAAACATTTTAAATAAACCATCTGTTAAAATGATGTCTAAGCTTTTAGCTCCTTCCTTCATAAACCTTTGATGGTAAGATGCAGCTTCACCTAATACTTCTATAAATTTTTCACCACCTACAAAGTTTCCAACAACTCTTTTTGGTAATTTAAAATTACGCTGTAACCAGTTTTGTTTAACTCCAATGCCATCTAACCACTCATTAACACCAGACTTAAATCTTTTCATATCTACTTTAGTAATGTCACGTGAACCCCAGGGGCTTTTAGTATACTTATTCCATAAAAATTCAAATGTAGCTGGATCTATTTGACCAGTAGCAAGAGCCTTTGGATTCTTAACTATCTTATCTATAGGACCATCAACAAGTTCTCTATATAGTTTTATCTGTTCTGGATCTGTACTGTTACATATCATTGTTTAATTCCTTATCTGCATAATTTATCAATAGCATCTTGCATAGCTTCCTTCATGTCTTTAGTTCTACCTTTATCAGAATGCTCATTAATTCTATCTCTTATAGATTTTTTAGGTATCCACCATTCACCTCTACCGCCTACCTCAAAGCCTTCTCTACCTTGCCATAAAGGTTCTATTCTATTACGGATAGTGCTAGCATCTGGCATTTTATTCATACTTGTATTGCCTAGCCCTAATGTTAATCTATATAACTCTATAGGATTAAGAGCATAAGATCCCGTCATATAAGACATCATTATTTCTTTTGCTTTTAAGTTTAAATCTGATTTTTCTACCCACCTAGGTACAACATCTGGCATAGACAATATATCAAAATCATTAAGCTCACGTTTAGTTCCTTCAAATCTAAACACATCACCTTCTAATGTTTTATCCCAAACTTTTAACGATGCAATTTTATGTGCATCTATAATATCTTGATATAACTCTTTACCAGTTTCAGGGCTAATAAAATCTATACCTTTATTGCTTTTAATTCTATCAAGCATGCTAAACACTAATCTCTCTCTTAATACATTTTTATTAAAATGAGGAAGAACAGATGGTTGTCCACTCACTTTATCATAGCCTACTACATCAAAGTCAGTTGTAGAAGCTTTTGGAGATAACAACCTGTATAAGAATTGTTTTACATAAGAGTCAGGTGTCATTCCTCCAGCATTAACAGCTTCTTTAACATGGTCAATTAAGACTTGCATTTGTGCTTCAGATATTAAACCATACCTATCAGATGTTTTAGGAGCATTTTGATCTACAATATCTCTAGCATTTCTTATTTTTTGATTAAACCTAGAAACAATTCCATCAATTTCAGCTATCTGACCTTTGCTTAAAGAAGATAAATTTCTTGCAAATGCAATAGACATAGCACGTCGTTGATTATTTAATGCTTGATTACCTAATCTATATGTTTTATAATTAATAACAAACTGATCGCCTTTTCTAACAGGTGATATAAATCGATCTCCTGGGTTTAACACTTGTATAAACTGACCATCTCTAAACTGTCCAACTCTACCCCAATCAAGATTTTTATTTAAAAATTTTGTACCTGGTCTTAAGTTACGAGTTTCTGCTATAGCTGAACCAGGGCTATTTAATTGATAGTTAAATTCATTTAAAACCTTTACTTTAAATGATCTTTGTCGTTCTAAACCTTTATATCTTTCTGTTCCTCTTTTGCCCATAGCTCTCATAAAAGACATAGAATCTTCTAATTGATTAACTTCATGTACTAAATATTCTAAATTAGCCCATTTCTTTTGGTCTTTAATGATACCTTTAATAGCCACAGATATTTCAGCATCAGTTCTAGCAGATTTGCCTGCTAATAATGCTCCTATATCTGTATTGAATTTAGGAGAGCTAAAATGTCTTCTTAACCCCGCTTCCATAGACTGCAAACCTTGAATCAAAGGATGGTTACTTACGCCTCCTGGCAATGGAGAATTAGTTTTTACTCCCATAAATGACAATAAAGACTCTGTTAAGCCATGCAATTCGTTTGGTGTCATTTTTCTAAACTTGCCATTTGTAGATTCTAAGTTATATCCAGCGTATCTAATTTGATTTTTAATAACCTCAAATTGATTTACCATATCATATAAAGACATTTTCATAGAAGTACCGTCAGTAAAAGATTGTTTTAATCCTGCCATATCAAAAATCTTACCAACTGGTGTTAATACTTCATTAATTACAGTATTTATTTTGTTCCATACTGGTTCAGGAATACTAGTAGGATTAAAATCCAATGTTTCATAAGTACCTTTACCGCCTTTAAATATAGATTTTTCAATCTTTAATAAACCGTGTGTTGCATCTGTCCATACTAATCTTGCCAAATCAACATTATCAATAGTTCCAGATTCTTTATAGATATCAATAGTTTCTTTAATAAGTTTTTTAGTATGACCAACAGCATCAGCTAATGCATTGCCACCTTTAAATGACAATCTATAGTTAACGTTCTGAACAGACATTTCAAAAACAGGATTAGTAGTTTTGGCACCATACTCAAACAATGTCCCAGACTTGTTTCCTGCTGCAAAATATTGATTCATAAAAGATGCAATAGAATGCTGTCGTACAACTAAAGGCCTTTTAGATTCTAAAAGTTTTATTCTTAATCCATAATCTTCAACTAATTCAGGGCTATCTAAAAGTATTTCATTTAATGCTTTATCAAAAACTCTAGTAGCGGGGTCTAAATATCCAGCTACATTATAAATATCTTTAATAGCATTAGAAGGTAATCCAAAAAACCCAGATGATTTATCTAAATCAAAATCTGCATCTTGAGGATCTAATACATCTAGCTTATTCATCTCGCTTACAGGTCCTTTACGCTGGTCTAATAGTTTTTCTATTTTACTTATAACCCAATCATTAAGACCTGCTTTTGGAGTCCTAAGGTCTACATTGACACCATGTATAGCTTTAAATAACTTATTGCCATTATCTAGTATAGTATTTGCTAATGCATCTTTACTTTTATTATTTAAAGAATGGTCCTTAAATGTTCCATCTGTTATATTTAATTTACCACTTTGACCATCAATAAACATTAATGCTTCACCGAGTGTTTCAAAATTCCTTGCTTTAATTTGAGAAATAATTTCTTGGAACTGGTCTTTCATAAAGCTTTCAAACTTAGGATGTTTTTTTGCTTTTCCATTTATATCAAGAACTTTCGTATTAAACATTTGGTTATGAGGTCCTAAAACTTCTCCTTTATGAGTAACAATAATATCATCGCCAACTTCTACAATGTTTTTTAATTTAAACTTATCAATTAATGCTTTATTTGCAGTAAATGAAAAGCTTAAGCCATCATTTCTCCCTAACAACAATTCTCTAATAGGTTTATTGTATACATGATGAGGTATTCCTGAGCCTCCAAACGATCTTTGTACAGGTACAGAGTTTGGATCTGTTGAATCTTTTATTCTAACAGGTAATGATAATTCAAACCCTGCTGTCATAACATTATTTCCACCAGCGGTCATTGAACTTGAAACAAAATTTCTGCTATTTAAATATTCAGAGTTAACCATTTTGTCAAGTTGAGGAGCCATATATTCAAAGACTGGTAAACCTCCAGCTTCTAATACCCCTTCTATGCCTATTAATTTAGACATCATATCTCCGCTCTCCATGCCTATGTTTCTTATTTGTTCTGCAATTTTTTTATACGCAAAAGGGTTTGTTCGCAACTGTGAATGTCTACTTAACATATCTTGCACCACGTCACCAGAGCCTGTTACTTTTGATATATCGGCAATAGACTTGTTTGATAAAAAGTTTAAAAATCCAGCTGACATAGTAGCGTCATGTATACCATTAATAGATTTAATAAATATAGATTCCCTATCTAGTTCTACAATAGTATTTGGTTTATCTTTTTTAATTCTAGATATATTTAAATTGTCAGCCAAGTCTTCAAAAAATGTTTTCTTTCTGTTTATATTTTCTGGTAAATCGTGGTTTCTACCTTTAAACTCAGCTTCACCTGGAGCTTTTCTTGCATTCTTTTTAGATGCACTGCCAAATGAAATAGAATCTAAAATGTAATTACCTTTACCATCTTGCATCATTTTATCTACAATAGGATTATATTTATATGCAGTTTTACCAGCAAATACATTAACCTCCCCAGTAGTTATGTCTATACTGCTTTGGTGTTCTACGGGCTTAATTACTACGTTAAAGCCTACTACTTCACCTTTAGCGTTTCTTATAAACCATTCAGGATTTCCTCCTTTAGCCATTAATTGAGCAGTCATTTCAGGAAGAGATAAATAAGTTTCCCCATTCACACTAGATGCTGCTAGAGGTTTAAATACCTTAAGCATCTCAGCAGCTTTTGACTCTGCTTCTTTTTGTGATAAATTGTTTTTATCTACTAATTGCTTAACCAATCTTCTCTCGGCTGCAGCTTGAGTGTCAAAGAATCTCCAGCCTTCATTCAACCCAGCTTCATCATTTATCACTAACTTTCTAAACTTAGTAGTAGATCCATCTGGATTGAACATTTGCTTATTAAATACATCTATAGAATTAGACATATCTGTTAAGCCAACAGACATTCGTTTAAAATATTCTTTTGAAAAATTTAAAGTTAAATCATTTAAAGGAACACCTGTACGAGGACTATCTAGTTTCATGTATTTTAATTCAGCTAATGCATCTACTGGAGATAACGATTTTGATATAACGTTTTGCACAATATCTGCAGGGCCATCTATTAATCTAGTTAAAACAGTTAATTTTTTAATATTTTCCGCCGTGTTTGGAATATTTACTAAACTAGCTTCACCTTTTTCTAATCCTACATGTTCACTAAGATATTTTTCTATAATAGCTTCACCGTTTTTAACACCCATAAATATAGCTGATAATTTTTTTCTTATTCCACTGTTAGGATTAGCCCATTCAAAAGCTATTTGTTTTGTAACTCCTCTGTGAATAAATATCATTGTATTACCGTCTAACATAACAGGTTGATACTGAGGCCTGCCATCTCTTCCTTCTCCAACTATACTAGTATTTAAACGATCTATTAACTTAACATCTTCTTTTGATAAAATTTCTTTTGAAGATATATCTATAAACGCACCTTCGTTTAAACGTGCTTCTAATTCATTTAAGGTTTGCCTATCTAATCTAGAAGTAAATCCGTTTTTATTTCCTATTCTACTTCCAGCAATAATAATTCCACCCTCAATATTTGCTAACCCTAAAGAAGTTTTAAGCCTATTGATACCTCTATCCCAATTAGAGATTGAACCTTCTGTAATATGCAATGCTCCATTATCAAATACTCCTAATGGCATTTTTTTTGTAGCCAGTCCTGATGCTATAACAAAGTATGAATCTAATAAAAAGTTTTGATATCTTTCTGCAGGAGTTTCACCTAAACTTTTATCTGCCAAAGATTCAATTTTAATTTTTTGAGATTCTAAAACAGGTTTTAAAACAAGATCTATATAATCTTTAACACCAGCAAATTCAGAACTATTAAAATCTATTATGTTTGGATTTTCTGATATCTTTTCCATAAAAGCTTTAGCTGCAGGTTCTAGATTAGATATTGATTTAATTAATTCTAAAGGTTTGTGTTTAATGGTTTCTATAAAATCTAAATTAGAAGACTTAAACCATTTAGTCATATATTGTGAATCGCTAATAGATGTATTTAATCCTTTAGACTTACCAGACCTATTAGATAAATGTATTGCATCTAATTGATCTGAGATATAATCATTAACTCCTTCAATGTCATTTAAACTAAGCTTATCGTTTCTTTCTCTTAAAGCTTCTGTAACAATTTTGTCTAATTCTTTAGTATAGTCCAATATAGACTTAGACGTTTTAAGAGGATCAGCACCTAGTTTGTCAATAACTTTTGACAACTCTTGTCTTCTTTCTATCAATGTTCTTAATCCGACCATGTCTCTATTTTGTAAATATAATTCTAACTGAATTTGCAAATGCCCCGCTGATACTGATAACTCTTGAATAGATTTTCTAAAACTATCATTTGTTTTGTCACCATTTAAAACTTCCATTTCAGTTAATTTTTGTATACTTTTATCTATCTCAAGGCCTAATCTGTTAACTTCAAATGCATAGCTTTCTGTTTCATACAAAGCCATTTTATCTGTTCTGTTAACTGCTTCACGCAATGCTTGTATCATTTCATTAGCTTCTAATAATTCTTTAGCAGGCTTTAGCTCTTCACTAAATCTAATCAATCCACCATTTCCTTTAGATAAATTAGCTTTCAATGGACCTTCTACTTTCATTTCATATAAATCAATAAGCTCACTAACATGTTTATCTCTAGGATTCATTGCTTCATTTACACCAACTTGACCTTGTAATAAAATTTCTCTTAAAGTCCTTGATGTTACTAGATTAAGAGTACCTCCTGATCTTACTCCTAATGGATTTTCTACTTCTAAAAATCCTACAATAGCTTCTTTTAAACCATGAGTTATGTTAGCATTTAACAACATATCATTTACATATCGTTTAGTTATATAATTTTTAAAATTACCAAACTGATTAGCATCCATCAAGATATTGCCTATTCCGTCAGCAGGATTGTTAATTTTATCCATCATATTTTGAAGCTTGCCAGGTTCGATATACTGTACTCCACCTGTTGAAACCCCATCTAATATATTTCTAACTGAATTTATTCTGTCCATAAAAACCATCATGTCTGAAGTAACGCTTTCTGGATTAGACTGTTCTACTTGAGGGTCAATAGCTATTTTCTTTTTACCTTTAAACCAATCTCTCATTTGTAAAACTACTCTTTCAACATTATGATCACCAGGGGTTATCTTGCCTGATAATACATCATAAGCATATCTTTGCCCAGCTCTAATGCCTGCAGTAGTTACAGCATCCCATATAGGTGTAGAAGATAAAATGTAAGGATCAAAAAATCCTTGGTCTTTTGACCAAGAAGGAACTACTTCTCTCCAACTTGATGCGCCCTGTTCATTAAATGCTCTTTCATGCATAGCTTCTGTATATCTTTCATACACATTGTTAAATCTATCTAGCACTCCTAAATCTTTAGATATTTCTTGAGAAGAAAATCTAACTCCAAAATCACCTAAACGAATATTGCCTGCACTTTCAGCTCTTTTTAAAGTTTCATGTAAAGTATACATTGAATCATGATATTGAAGTTTTCCTCCAACTTCAACTCCTTTACCAATACCTAATGCCTCTAGAATGGAAGAGTTAATTCTTAGCTTACCATCTGAAGCTTCCATAGATTCTGCGTATAACCCAAGTTCTTTTAAACTGTCACGAATATATTCAACTTGTGAATTTTCTATCTCTCTAGTAATACGATTAACAGAACTGTCTCTTAATTTTTCCATCTGAGCTTCAACGTTTTCTACAGTAAGACTAACAGTACCGTTTTCTATTTTTATGTTTTTAAGGGTCTTAACGTACTCTAGAGCAGCGTTTCTATCCATAGGTCGTACTATTTGTCCATTTAAGCCTAACATCGCCTGAGATTCGATTATTTGAACGACCTTTAAATCGTTAATTAAATTTAATTTTTGATTCTCTAATTTTTCTTTTTGACCACCAGAAGCTTTTTCTATCTTACCATCGATAGTATTAATCTCATCTCTAACATGTTCACTCCAATGCTTATTGTTAGGGTCAGTTTTTAAAACATCTAATGCTTGTTCTACTGTAATAACACTTTCTTTTACCATTTGATGTATTTTAGCTAAATCTTTATTGCCTTCTATTTGTGCAATCTCTAAATTTCTTTCAAGGCTTTGACTAATATCCATGTTTGCATATACTGCCATTTCATTAAGCTGTACTTTATCTTTACCCATAAGTTCCATAAATACTTCAGCTCTTGCAATTTCGCTTCCATTAACATCTTTTCCTACTGCTTCATAGTATTTTGGCATTTTAGGTGCAGGAGATCCATCTCTACCTGGAAGAGGTTTTCCTCTTTTCATGTATACAGCCCCAACCCAAGCATCGAATACAAATTGGTCTATAGGATACTCTTCAGTCCCAAATAATCCATTTTGATATTGGTGATACCAATGCTCTGCATTCATTGCAACTGAGCCAGCTACATATCTAGAGGCAGATTCATATCCATCTCTTAAGATTTCTTTACCTAAATGCTTAACAATACTTGGCAAATTATTTCTAAAATGCAACATGCCTTGTTCTAATATTTCATCATCAGCTTTAGTTAAAGTTTTCTTGCTTAACAATGTTCTACCTAAACCAGGAACTTTAGCAAAAATAGAAGCATTTTTTCCTGATTGATAATAGAAAGTATTTAATGTTGCCTGTTTATGTTTAGGTGCCATACCTTTAACGTTTCTAAATCTATTGTATAATGCTTTTCCTATTAACTTAACATCATGAGTCATTCCAGACACAGTTTTTGGAAGAAAACCGCTTTGATTGTCTATTTGCACTAATTTACCACCACCCATTGTTCTAACTTGAGATAATATTGACCCCATTACAATACCATGCGCAGCTCTTTTCATATTAGAATCAAAGCTCCACTCTGATTCATCTAAACCAGAATAATCAGCAGCCATATTAGAAAATTGATTAATCAAAACTCCGTGAGTGGCTAACAATGCAGATTCATACAATGCATCTCCAGCTCTTGTAGCTCCTCTAACGCCAAACCCTTTGTTAATTAAATTTTGTGTTAAATGTTTTCCAAGCTGATGACCTTGAGCTTCTCCAGCTGATTTCATTACTAAATTTACAGCCTCGTCCAACTTAGTCCCACTTATCTTAAATGTTTTTGCTAATGATTCTTTTAATAATAATTGTGTTTTAACTCTTACACCTATATCATTTAAAGGATTTGTTTTTAAAACTTTTCTTTCAGTCCAATTTATAATAGGTTTAGTCTTGCCTAATGCTAATTTTCTACCTTCAGCAATTCCATCAGTAGCGGTTTTTAATAATTTAGGAGCATGTTTTTTAGCAGACTCTTCAGTAATATTACCACCAATCTTAGCAAGTCCTGCAGCTATATCATCACCATAATATTTCATTGCTCCAGGTACAAGCTTTGTAGCGCCTGTTATTCCTTTACCAATTAATCCTACTCCAGTCATAAAACCTAATCCAGTACCTAATGCATAACCCAATTTACCTGCCGTTGACTCGTCTTTCCATCCTTGGTGACCAAGTGTTGACGATATTTTCCCTCCTAAAGCTATATCTGCTACAGCAGGAACTCCAAAAGATTCAGCAGCTCCCCATATTGTGTTGCCTACAAAATCAAAAGCTGCACCTACAACAGGTAATTGTTCTAAAGGATTAAATTCAGGAACACCTTCTAATTGAGAAGGGTCATTCCAGTATCTTACAGGTCCTTCACCAGAATCAAAGTTAATACTTTCTGCTTCTAATAAATCATTATCTTCTTGTAAACTTGAGTCTAATTCGTAAGCGTCCCAAAAGCTTTGGTCGATTTTTGTCATTTACACTATCCATTCATTTTCAGCTAAAGCAAGCGCTTCAACTACTGTGTTGTCTAATATTTCTTCTTCTTGAGTAGTACCTTTATATGCATACAATTCTTCTATAGGAATTTGACTATTTATATTATTTGCTTTAGAGCTAGGATCTAAATCATTAAACAGTCCTAAGATGCCGCTTTTTGTTTTATCTTCTATCCATTGATATTGTTCTAAAATAGCATCCATAATTTGATTGTCATAATCTCCTGGACTTAAACCGAACAGTCTTAACACTGCTGTTTTTCGTCTTTGGTTTTTAGGATCGTCATAGTCTATAAGCACAGGCTCTCCTTGACTGTTCAATACAGGTTTGCCAGAAGCTTGATTTACTCTTACTGTTAAAAACTGTTGAGCTAATTTTAATTGTTCCATAAATAAAACTTCTGTTGCTTGATCTTGAGGTTTACTTATAGCATTAAAAGCATCTATAAAAGCTTTTCCTTGCGTAACCTGTCGTTGAATCATTGGATCTGCCCACGTTCCTTCTTTTGGATTAAATGAGTTGTCTATAGTAGCAATCTCAGGTCTATTGTTTACCAATATTTGCTGAGAAGCTTTAGTGTTTAACAGCAGAGCTCCTATCTGTTGATACTCTTTTTGCAAAGTCATCCATGCTACTTGAGTGTCATCATCCCAATTATCAAAATTAGTAGGAGACATATTAGATATATAATCATCATCTGCTGCTCCTGTTTGAGCTAATAATGTTGAATACTGACCTACTTTACCTGCTGTACCTGCAGCCATACGATTTATTTGAGGTCCAACAACAGCTCCAAGTTTTGCACTTCGTTCTCCAAGAAGAATATCTTTTTGATCTTTAGGAAGTGTATCCCAAGCTATATCCATAATATTCTGTTCTTCAATTCCTTGTTTAATAACAGACTCTCTATTTTTAATAATAGATTCTCTTTGAGCATACCTTGTTGTTTGAGGAGCTAACATTCCACTCCATATTGATTTATATCTTTCTATAGTCTCTGTATCAAACTGACCGTCTGCACCAGGTATTAATCCTTGAGATTTCATAGCTGGAAGCAATGTTGATTCCCAGTAAGGTTCAAGATCGCCAGCATCTACCATATAAGGATCACCTCCTTGTGATGCTACAGTAGCTAAATTTTGAGCCATATTGCCCTTTAAATAGCGCAAAGCATTTTGATCTTGCTTAAGTCTATTGCGCTGATTATTTAACTGGCTAGCATACTCAGAATCGTCTACAATAATTTCAGCTCTTTCTTTAATCAAATCATACATCGGTTCAGAAACTGCATCTTCTAGTTGATTTAAAACATTCAATGCAGTGTTATCGCTAGTCCCGTTTATATCGCTTGTGTCTGGCAAGAACGTAGTAGTATCTTGAAATTCTTGTTGTATTGTTCTAATCTCATCTTCATATGTTGAAATTTCATTTTTATATTTATCAGAACTCATAGCTAAATTTTGCAAAGACAATTCAATTAATGCCATCTCTTCTTGATTCTGCATTTTTTCTCTCTCTAATGCATATTGTTCTTGCATGCCATATAAGCCTATAAGAAGCTCTGGTAAATCAGAAACTAATTTCTCAAGAGGTCCTGCTTCCTGTCTTTGTTTTAAAATTTTTGCCATTATATCTCCTTAATTACCAACAACATGGATTAAATGTATCCCAGCCCGAGTCACCACATACTACGCCAGCGCAAAGTCCGCTACCAATTGTAGCCAAATCATCGCCAGTAAAGCCTCCTCCACCATCAAGATCTGGAACAAGGTCAACAAAATCACTTAACTCCTCCTGCATAAATTGTTGACATGTTTCTACGCTGTTGCCTGCATTAATGCAATTTTGAAAACCATCTGACACAGCCTCATCTTCCCAATCGCCATAAGCACTAGGAGCGTCAGGGTTTTTGTCAGGATCTAAACCTAAAAAAACATTGTAAATATCCCATTCTTTGTCAACTTCAGCTTGACGACTTTTTAATGTATCCATTTTTGCATCTAATACTGTTGACTTTATATTTTGAATATCTTGTTCTTTTGATAAACTTACTTGATCCAATTGAAATTCTTTTTGTTTTTTACTGCTACCAGAAGATGCAAATCCTCCTGTTGAATTTCCAACCAAAGTATTCATGTTCATTGCATTATAAGATTTTTCTAAGTTTACTTCAGTCGCTGCTAAAGCTGTATCTATAGCATTGATTGCTTGTTCCTTAATTATATTAGCTTTAAATTGGTCAGGGCCTCTTGTAATTTCTGCCATTGCAAAATCTTTAGCATCACTATCTACATATAAATCAAATAATCTATTCCAATTATCAGGCCTATCTTCATATCCGTATTCTTCGCCAAAATCTAAATCATCATATATACTCATACAAACTCCTTATTACTCGAATGGGTTTACGAAATCATCAGGATCTAATGGGGTGCAGCAGCTATCAGAACTACAATCTTCAGTCAAACTAAAACCTCCACAAGTCCATGTATAACCATCTGGACAAGTGCCGCTACTTGGACATCCTGTCCCTCCTTCTCCCCCAGTATCAATATCTTCTCCAGGTATTGTGCCTGAACAGCTAGCATGATCTCCGCCATCGGCGATACATTGCATATAAGCATTGTCGTCTTCAAATCCTTGGTAATCAATTTCATCAGCAGTAAACTCAAAAGGATCCACATTCGGGTCCCCTACAACAAATCTTCTTTCAAAAAGATCCCAGTCAGGATTAAAATCAGGATCTGTTTCTTGATATGCAGAATAGTCTTCCCAAAGTTTATCTACAAATGATTTTCTAACATCATAGATTGCACTTGTTGCACTTAGTTGTTTACTTTTCATTGACTTATGTGCTAGGTCTGCTACACCTGTATATTCATCTGTTAAAGATTCAAGGTTAGCTCTAGCTGTACCTCCTCCAGCAAAACCACTTTTGCCAATAGAACGCTGAACATTTTCTGAAACTTCTCCTAATTGTACAGATCGAGCAGCTTTATTTAATTCAAAATCTTTAAACTCTTGGCCAAATGATTCTCTAATTAATTCTTCTTGTTTATATCTACTAGAATCTAAATAATCAGGTCCAGTAAGTGATAATGCTTCTGTCGGATTTATATCTTGTGCATAAAGTTGCGTAAAACCTTCTTGAATTAAATCTAAATTTTCAAGACCATATTGTTGACCTGATCCTTCTCCAAGAGTGTCCCAATCTGACCAGTTATCTAATTCCCACCAATTAGCCATTATTAATACTTCCTATATTTTAATGGAATATCAAAAGGCACTATAGGGTCAAATGATTCAAAATCAAGACTATCGAACTCTTCAAATATATCGTCATCTAAACCTTCAAATATATCGTCGTAATAATCATCTGCATCATCTATTAGGCTTCTAGGATTAAAATTTTCAGTAGTTACACTGCTCGTATTAACTACAGGCTCACTTGTTGATGCATTTGCTTGCCTAGCTTCATTCATACCTGTTATAAAATTAAGAGGATTAAAATTATAATCTTGTGCTAATAAATATTTAAATTTATCTTTCATAGAAGGGGCTATTGCAGTAGTAGTTCCACTTACAGCTTCACCAGCCATATTTACTCCTTCTATAGTAGCAGGCGCAGAACCCATATTTTTAAGAGCTTTCATGCCTCCACCTAGTATAAAAGCAGACGCTGCATCTTTTGCGGAGCTAACATACTGCTCTTCATCAAAATCTCCCCATTGCATATCAAGATCAGATTCTAATTCACTTTCAAAATTAGTTAATATTCCTTGTGATTCTATATCGTCTACCGTAACACCTTCTCTAAAAGCTAAAGCACTTAACCCTTCGTCAGCAATATCAGACCATCCTTCAGTACGTTCTCCCACTTCTCTACCTACTCTACTGCCAATACCCGCTAAAGCAGATCCAGCAAGCAGACCAACGCCTCCAGTTAATGCTCCTACTAATAAAGGAAGACCAACTGCTCCTATAATACCGCCCCACATAGAACGAGTAGCAGCATCTTGATTTCGAGTTTGCATATCATTAAAACTACCCATTAATTCATCTTGTGCTTCATCAACAATAGTTGCTAACTGTGCTTTAAACCTACTACTCATTGGCGCTCCTTTTTAAATAGAAAAAATCAGAATAATTTAATATACTTACCATGTTATATGCAACCATTATTATGTCCCATCTGATATAGTGCTAGGCAATGCTATGGCTTCCATTATCCAAGAACCATAATACGTTGTACTTACGCCTTTACCAAAAAACAATCTTCCTCCAGCAGTACCTTCTTTTGCTGTACAATATAATGTTTTTGATTGTCCAGCACTCCAGCTGTGGTCTGCTCCATTAATATTCCATTCTTGATTTACCATGACACCATCACTCTCATCAACATCCCATACAAAATTATTATACTTAGTGTCTAATGCTGTGGCCGATGCATCAGTAGCTAAACCTAATTCTAAAAGACCATCACATGATACGCAATATGGCAAGAATACTTTTATTTTAACTCTATTACTTGGAGGTACTACGAATGATACTTTTAAATAATGATCAGCACTATCAAAGTTTTTCATAATATTAGCATGAGAAGTTGTTGTTGCATAATAACCCCCTGTGGTATATGTTATATCTGTTGCGCCCAATATCATGCCTGCATAAGAGCTATTGGCAGCACTAAATTCTGTACCGTTATTTTGTGCTATATATACACCTGTTGCAGGGTTAAACCGTAGATCACCATCAGGAGATAGGGTAAGATGACCTTGAGATCCAGACGCATCATTTGTAGAAATTATACTTGCACCATGGTCTATCCCTACAAGTATATTGAACATATCATTTAAATCGTTAGGAGAATATATTCTAAGCCCTTGACCTGAGTTCCAATTTAACCTAGGACCTGTACCTGCAACATTAAAATTAATATCGCTACCACCAGCATCAAGAGTAATATCTCCTCCAGCATCTAAAAATATATCTCCACTTGAATCAATTTCTAAAAGTCCAGTATCGGTTCCATCAGAAGCATCTGTTATTGTAGATTCTATCTTCCCAAATATTACAGTTTGAGCAACAGGACTTCCATCAACTACATTAGAAGCCCCATCATTTCTTCCTTGAAAAACTATTTTCCCTATAAGATCGCCATCTTGACCATAGCATGTAGTAGTGCTAGTCCCTCTTTGAGTGTCAAATTGCAACGTAGAGGCTGCAGTTGCAGAGTTTGTTGTAGCTTTTAACCTTACATCTACATTATCCCAAAAATCAAAGTTATTCCCCAAGGCAGCTTCACTAGCTTCAAATATTTTATCTCCACCCACATACATATCTAATACATCTGCAGAAGACTCATGTATATAAGTATGTCCACCTAGTCCATCAAAATATAATTTTTTAGTAGCTGTTAAAAATGTATCAACATCTTGAATTATTACACTATTATTTGTTGTGTGAAATCTTAATCCTGAAGTTGTATTACCGTCTGAGTTAATAGGAGGAGATAATGAAGCAGAAACTCTTCCGTCCCAATATTGCAATCCTCCCCTAGTTCTTTGCCCTCCCATAGCAATAACTCCACCCATCAATAATGCTCCTGTTCTAGAATTGATAGTAGTGCCACTTTGAGACATACTGTTGGGAGTGTCTAAATCTGCGCCAGCAGCTTCTTGAAGAGACTGATCTCCTACTCCATACCATTTGTTTTTAAATTTGCATAAAAGTTTTAAGCCTGACTTAGTCATTCGCAATGTTAATTCACCGTCAGAACCTTCAGAAGGTTTAGGTAAACCCATTCCAGTCTTAACTCTAAACCCTTTTAAATGTCTAAGTTGTCTTTCTGCTGATGAATATTTAGGCATTATATGCTCCTATATACCAAGGTAACATCGTTTAATTCAAAATTAACAACTTGTCCTACAACGCTTTCAAATCTAACTTGAATAGAATGAGCTTTTTTAGGAATCCTATTTACTGAATCAAAATAAAAAGTAGAAGCAATCCAGGTCGCAGAAATATCAAGCCTTCCAATTTCTTCATATGAAGACTTTCCATCATAAGATACTTGCACTGAAACTGGGCTTTGACATTTGCTAGTTACAATTAAATTGTAAAATACTTTCATGCTAGAAGGTACTCCAAAATCTATATCTCTAGTCCTTACATCTAAAGTTTGAGGGAAATTAGACGAATATCCATTGTTAAATTTGTTAATATCTATTCCTAATGAAACCCATGCTGAAACATTTAATGCAGATATTGAATCACTTAAACTGTAAGAAGTAATATGTACTATAGAAAAAACAACATGAGCATTTGAATAATCTCCACTTGCAGTATCTCCGTCAACTTCTTTTACAGGGTGAAATGCATTTACTAGATCAGCCCCACCACCTATTTCATCTGACGCACTACAAATAGTAATAGGAGTGTAAGGATCAGAATAAGCAGCTACTGATTTAATTCGATAATGAGTTCTTGCCAAACTATTTCCATTTTGCTGAGCTTGTCTTACTTCAAACATATCTCCTGGTTTTATATAGTTAGTCCAATTTCCTTGTACTTTAACAATTAACCCGCTTCCTGAAATATTAGTTATCCCTGTATCGCTTTTTAATACTTTAATACTTGAAAACATAGAAGGATGTGTTTGGTGAATTAATTCTGTTATATTGGACAATCTTAATGCAAGGTCAAAATCGTCGTCACCTAAATTAGTTGTAGTTGTTAAACCGTCAGAATAAACAAATCCATCATTACCTTGTATATTAAGTTTGTATAATAAACCCTCAGATACAGCACCATTTCTTCTAGGATGCAATGTATGTTCTCCTTGAACTGGAGCTACACCGTCTTGTATTGGCTCCCCACTATTTTCAACTGCTAAAGTAGTAACTCCATTGGTAAATCTTACTGTAGCATGATCTCCATAAGTACCAGCGCTAGTCCAAATGTCTTGTACAGTATCGCTTTGATCTATTTTTTTAAATTTTAAGACTGTTACTTTAGCTGCAGCTCCCCAATAATGTGCTGGAGCATGATCTATCATAGCGCAGGTATTGTTTCCCCATTGGTCATAACAGTCATTGGTCCAAGTACCTAAATCAGCATCTTGACTGCTTCCGCTAACAATCGTAGTAAAAGGCGTTATTAAATCAATGCTATCTAGTATTAATGCATTACCTCCAAAATTATTACCTGATAAAGTTGCATTTGCAATTACTATATCTTGGCTTAAAGTAAAACTTCCACTTTTATCTCCAAGAACAGTAATAATCATATCATCTGCGTTTACTCTAAAAACTACACCTGGAATTTGCCAGTCCATATTTATTGTTACAGGCGGAGCACTAAAAGCAAGATCAGGAATGCGTGAAAAGTCTCTTTGACCGCTACCTAAATTGCTATCAAAATCTAACAAATCACCAGCGCCATTAATTAACTCATCTTCATTAACAGACACAATGCCTTCCAAGTCTCCTGAAGGTATAGACATGTTTATACTAGTAAATGTGGTGTTATTATTAGTATGCCAACCTGTTCCAGTACTTAAACCGTATTCAAGATATCCATTATTTGGAGTATCTAATAAATTATTATTCCCTAATGCATGCCCTTCAATGTATGCTTTTTCATGAAATCCTACATGAGATAAATTTAAATCAATTTTTACAGAAGAAACTCCATCATAAGGATCTCCCCCTGCAGCATTTAAATCTCCTCCACCTGTTTTAGTTAAATATATTTGAGACTTTCCTATATTTTGATATCTAGGAACACCTTCTTCTTGATACGAACTTAAACTATCACCTAAAAAAGAAGGTGCTTTTTCCACATCCTCTGTAGCAGGTATTTCAGGACCCATGCTCAAAGGATCAATGTGCATATGATATGCAATAACGCATGAAGGATAAGAATTGTTAGTTTCCCAAGTTGAGCCGCTTACTTCGTGAGGAGCGCATAAAGATACTTCTCCATTAACTCCATAGTTTACTGTTGACTCGTCTGGAAGAGTTCCTCCACTAGAACCTTCTTGAATATGAAGAGCAGATGATTTTGTAATTGTGCTAGCAGCTATATCAACATAAGTTGCAGTAGGCGCATTTGTAACAGTTAAAGTATTATTTGCATAAAGCTCTCCAGTAGAAAGAATATTACTTGCGTTTCTATATATACTTAAAGTACTATTGGTTAGAAAAGTAAACAAGTCGTTTCCTACTTTTTCAGATATCATTCTTTCTAAAAAAACACCAAAACTTTCCGTTACTCCATCTATACCAACATTGGCGTTTAAAGGATATGAAAATTGATTAGTTATATCAGTCGATCCAATTGTAAACTTTGTATCAGTTGCAGTCCATTCACCATTTACTTGTGAAATAATCCATTGCGCATTTGTTCCAATGTTTGCTTGTACAGGATTATATATATCAACACTTTCAGAATTATCTACACTTTCAGAAATAAACATGCAAGTATCATCATAATTCATAATAATATTAGATTTTGAATATCCACTTATTGTATCTTTTCCATGAGTCCATGAACCTGTTTGTAAATCATATATCATTACATCTGACCTTACAAGATCAGTAACATCATTATTGTTTTCCATGTAATTAACAGGATCTTGAAATACAAGTATTTGTTTTAATTCTTGTATATATCCTATCATTCCATTTTTCCCAATAAAATCATACCAACCTCTTACACCAGAAGTCATACCTTCAGTTGGATTTAATTTTCCAAGAATTAAATTAGTTATTTTTTCACCGTCATATAAAAAGCATCCATTTCGATTTACCCAAACAGGACCATATTCAGTCATGCACGTTTGATAAGGATGCTCTACTCCCATATATTTATGTTGTGATTCAAGATATTCAACATCTTTAGATATATTAATTATATATAATGTTTTATTTTTAAATTGCAAAACCCTATCAGCAAAAGCCATGAGTTGTGTAATTTGCTCTCCATCATTAATAGCAACATCAATTTCATTACTAGCAGGAAAGATATCAAATTGATTTTCTTCAGATATAAGCATTCTATCTGGTTCAGGGTCATAGCTGTCCCATATAGTGGCACATTGTTTAACGCAATTCCCTGTTGTATAAATGTCATTAACTGTTCCAGTAAAACTTCCTCCTACAATTTCAGCAGTATTAAAAGGTAACCTTTTTACTCCTCCTGCAAAAGCTCGTCTATTGATAACTACTGCAGTTTTATATTTAGCAGCAGTGCTTTTTTCTATATGTGACACTCCTGTTAAATGTCTATAAGTTAATGCAGGCAATTTTTTAATAACTAAAAAATTACTCATTTTAATTCCATTGTTAGAGTATACTGTATTTTGCATAGCAAAATTGGTACTATCTAATCTATCTCCTGCATGAGATTCTATATAATGAGGATCAGTTTGAGTATCCGTACCAAAATGTAAATATGCTAAATATTCAGGGTCTTCTTTTATCCCTAGCGAATCACCAACTAAATAAAGTCTAACTCCTATAGTTCGTGGATCAAAAGGTTTATGACTATCTGATTGGCCAGGAACTGAACCTTCACCATCAAAGCCTACTGCAATTTTAAATTTTAATGCATGTGCAGTACTAATCGCAGAGCTATCTTCTAAAGCATTAGTTCCGTCGGTATGAAGAAAAGTTGTTACAGGAGACTCTTGACCATCGTCATAAACAAAGCTCATGCCAAATTGCAAAGCTTCATCTCCGCTAAACTCTCCAGCTATGCCACTATCAGCTACAACTTCTAAATGAATATTCCCTGTACTTAATTCTACTTGAGCAAATTCAGTATCGCCTATAGATGTAGACAATGCGCCAAATCCATCTCCATTGCAAATCAATTGACCTTTATTGCTATTTGCTATACAGCTAGGTGCAAATACAGGTGCGTCTAAAGAAAACCATTGAGGACCAACAGCATATCCATTAGTCCCTCCATTGTTATAAACAGCACTACTTGCTAAAATTCCACCAAACCATCTTTTGTCAATGAATTTAAATACTCTTGAATATTTGCTAGAAATATTATTAATTGTTCTGTCATTAACCCTTAAGCCACCATCTATATAATAAAATACAGGACGCACTTCTGATGCTCCAGACCCAGATGTAGATATTTTAATTTTATTTTCTAATAAAACTCCTGAAGTAGCAGCATTAGACTGTAGTACCGAGCCAGCTTCATATATATTTAAAAAATTACCATTTTGATATGCAATAACGTCAACTTCTTTTTCAGTATTGCTAACAATGCTATGATCTGCAGTGAATGCAAACAACCCATACCCAGGAACAAAATTACCTTCAAAATCGTCTGGAAAGTCTCCGTGAATAACAGCTCCACCCATTGATCGAACTTTGCCTGTAACATCACACATAACTCCAGTGGCTTCATGCAATGCATTCTCAGGAAGGTCTCGTCCATCATAGTAGTTAACTAATCCTCCTTCAAACTTATTTATTTGCAGTATTGTCTTTGCCACGCTTATGCTTTCCTTTCTTTTTTAAATAAGAAAATTTAACTTTCCCCTGACCATCTATGTCTTTATCTTCTCTTTTAAGACGGATTTTGTTGGGCATTATATTTTAAGGCTTTTTTTAACCTTACTCCATAATACATTATCTAATTTATTTTTTGATGAATTAACTAAATAATCCCCCAATACACCAACTACACTTTTTACTACTGATTCTGTTAATATGTTTTTCATCACATATCCAATTAATTTGCTCATTGTTATCCCTTTTTAATTAAGTTAGTTACTATTTCTACTAATGCTTGATAAGACTTAAGTATACCTCTTTGTTCTATTTGCATTTTTTTCTGTTGATCTATAAGCTTTATAATTATCATTTCTAGGCGTTTAAAATCCTGTTCCAGCTCTGACATCAACTCGTTCTGGATAAAGGCGTTCTGACGCCAAATAAAGAAGCCAAAAGCACATGCTACTGCTACTGGTATCCCGAACTTTTCTATTATTGCAAATAAATCCATTACTTATTCCCATCTATCATTTCCCCCCATACACAACATTTACCGTTGATTATCTGTACTACATCTACCGTAAACTGTCCTCTGCCATAAAAATCTATTATAGCAAATGCATGAGCCCAATTTATCCTTCTATTAGATAGCCATTGATTAGCTTTGCCGCTCATATCTTTTAAGCATCCAATACTCCAGGCTGACTTAGGTCCATCCATATGTGTAGCTGACATTTGTTGCAAATCATGCCAGTGACCATACATAACATTGCATCCAAGTTTTCTTAAATGATTTGATGTATGATACTGTCCTCCATATTGATGACCATGATAAAAGTATAGCTTTCCTATCTTTAGATGTTTGCCAAATGGGTGATACTTGTATCCCCTGTCAGCCAAAT